ATGCGAAGTGATAAAACATGGAGTGTACATATTCGGTTTACTCATAATAACAAAACAAGGTACATTCCTACTACAATGTATATCAGTAAAAAGGACATAACGGCTTCATTCAAGATAAAAAACGCAAATATACTCGATAGGTGCAATGACATCATAAAAGAATATAGGAGCAGATTAAGTGAATTAAGCCTTGAATTTAACGACATAGATATTGATACTATCGTTTCCTATATCCGACAGAAGAAAGAAAACAACGGTGTATCATTTACGGAATTTGCATCAAAATGGATTGAGGAATCAATCATTAAAGGCATAAAGAACTATAAAACGGCTCTGAACGCCTTGTGTTCCTTTGTGGGGCGTGATAATATTCTATGTGAGGAAATCAACGTTAAGACAATGAAAGCCTTTGAGAACGCACTAAAAGACCGTCAAAGGGCACAATCTCTATACCCTAATTGTATCAAAACAATATTCAACGCTGCAAAGGAATATTATAACGATGAAGATAACGATATTATCCGAATTAAACACTCCTTAGACAAATATAAGTCCATAGAACAGAACATAGCTGAAAAACGAGCCTTAGACGTGGAAACAATACGGAGGATATTTACCCTACCCTATGACAATATCAGAGTTAAAGGAAAGTCCAGCCGTCATGATTTGGCATTAGATTGCTTCCGTCTTTCGTTCTGTTTAATGGGAATGAACTCTGCTGATCTGTACTATGCTGATAGATTGAAAGATAACACTATTATCTATGACCGCATGAAAACAAAGGATAGACGGAGGGATAATGCTGAAATACAAGTAAAAATAACAGATTATATCAAGCCGCTAATTGAGAAATACAAGGGTAAAGAACGTGTATTTAACTTCTATGAGAGGTTTACCAACATGGAGAGTTTCAATCGTGCGATAAACATCGGACTAAAGGAAGTGGGAAAGGAATTGGGCATTGATAAGCTACAATTCTATGCTGCCAGGCACTCTATGGCTACGATTGCCGTAAATGACGTGAAAATAAGCAAGTACGTGGTTAATGATATGCTAAATCATACTGACCAGTCATTGAAGATAACGGAACTATACATTAAAAAGGATTTTAACCACATAAACGAGGCAAATGTAAAACTTTTAGATTACGTTCTAAAAGAGTAACAACACACTGACCAACACACTTACCAACACACTTACCACCTTTGTAATTATCTTTATATTAGATTTTTACAAAGGTGAAAAATAAAAAGCAACACACTGAGCAACACACTGAGCAACACACTGAAACAAGTAAATTTTGTTGTATTTATTTACTTACTATGTAAAAATTTATCTAAACAAATTTGATTATTTAAGATTATTTGCTATATTTTTGTTGAAAACTCTATAAATGGAGCAGATAATCGAAACAATCAAGAGAATAGAAAAGGCACGTACGGCACTCCGTCAAGCCATAGTAGATAATGAGCTGGCAACATCGCCAAAATTAAAAGACTTAAATCTTATTCCGAAGATTTACAAAGTGTTTGAGGAATTAAAAGGCAACGAAATAAAGGTAAACGACCGCAAAGAGTTTATCTTTGTTGTCATATACCTTTACTCTCCTAACAAATTCTTTGGTGGCAAGATGCCGCAGGGGCTTAGACGTGCTATCACCAAAGTTACCAAAGTAACCTGCGCAAGCGTTATTTCAGCGACCTGTACAGAGTTAATGGTGCTTTATACAACTTATTCAGATTTCCGTCAAAACGTGGATATGCTGATGGACTCCTTAGACGGGCTATTAGAGTAATCCTTCTTTCGTTGCTTTATCCCTTATAGCTTCGTTAATAAAACGATTCCTATTATCCTGCTTGTCAAGAATAGGTATCAAATCCTTGTCAGCTTTATAATTATATGCTTTACCCGTAATTGCAGGGCGACCTGCGCCTATTCTCTTTCCTCCGCTTTTACCTTTTATTCCTACCATATCTATCTTTTTGTAAGCCATTCAGCCGCCTTTCTAAGGCTATCAGCTAAATGTACTTTGTCTACATTATCCATTATCTCCAATCTCCACTGTGGGGACTTCTTCCTGTAGAGGAAACATTTTGTGTTATCCTCGCTATATTCTATCCCATAGGGTTGATTAAAGCACTTTGAGCCGTGATGACGTGCAACCCACTCTCCTAACTCTCGCATGATCCGTGCGAGTTCTTCGGGTGTGTGGTTAACGTCTTCAAGTGGTGTTATCTTTTGTGTGTCGTTGAATTTTCCATCCTCAAAGGTAACAACAATGCCGTTTTCTTTGTCGGTGAGCACCCACCCATTGGGGTGAGTGCCGCTCTTTTGAATAATATATTTACTCATATTATTTATTTACTTCGTAATTTTCAATCTCTACCCAATCGAAGAGAGGATACTCTTTCTTATTTTCGCTTATAACGATGTGCGCAGGCTTGTTTTTAGCAGATTCTTTAAGCCATGACTTCAAAGTGCTTAAGTCGCTGCAAGTAATAGAAAGACAATCACCGCTACCGCTGATACCTGCTTGATATATTGTACCTCTGAACTTATTTTTTGGACTGTGAATTGAATTTGTCATACCAGTTGCCCGTCATGCCGATAGCTCAGCGTTTAGGTTATTAATTACTTTATAATCTCGTTATAAACACAATCTTCTGTGTCGTTGTTGATGATACTAACAGTACCGCCTTTGTAGTCTGCAAAATAGCTTTCAGTTGTGCCATTATACATCTTGATATAGTTAAGGCAGTATTCATAACTTTCGTTGAAGCCTTTTCTATTGCTATCGCAATCGTCATTAAATACAACGTCAAAACTCTTTGTGTTAATCTTAGAAGTTCTCATAAATTTTACAGTTGTTACGGTGTGTCTCACCTTTTTAAGTTATTTGTTTTGTTTGATGATGCAAAGTTAGGTATATGTTTTTTCAAATACAAATATTTGGCTTTTATTTAACACCTTTTAGTATATGCTTATTCAAACGTTAATCTTTTGTTAAAACCCCATTTAGTATATGCTAATTCAAATAAACATGCTATCTTTGCAACGTGATTAAGAAATAAATGATTATGAAGAGAATTAAAGTACAAGACATTAAGCAAATGCAGCTGACAGAAGCGCAGATGTTCGCAGTTGAGTTCATTTTTGAAGATATAAACAAAAATGGTTCATCTGAAAGACTAAACTATGTATTGCAGTTCAATACTTCTTATATAGAAGAGAAAGAGGCTATTACTAAGTGCCTGAAGCAGTTTGCAATGTCTTTCGCAAAACATACACACGAACTATCTATCGTATGTGATAATGTAGCACAGATATTAGGCACAAGCAGCTACAATGTTACAAAATGGCTGAAAGGCATGAGAGATAGTTTCGTGATTGCTGACCAATTCGGGCAGAATTATATAGAGATTAAATAATTCTAATTAATTAATTTACAACCAGCCTGTTGTTGCTTTAATGGGTGGGTTATTCTTAAATATAATAATGTTAAATCGTATCTTTGTGATACATTAAAAAAGAGAAAAGTCGTATGAAAGTATTAAATCTTATCATCAAACAAAAGTATTTCGATGCTATCCTTGCAGGTCGTAAAGTGCAAGAATTTCGTGAAGTTCGTCCTACTACTATCAAGAAGCTATTGCAGCTTGATGAAGAAGGGTTTGAAATCGAAGATGCAGACGGCAATGCGCAGCCTATCAAGTATGACGCAATTCAGTTCTATGTAGGTTACAATAAAGACCGAGATAACGCACTTGTCGAGGTCGTTGGTGCTCATTGCGAGATATTCGTAGATGAGAATAACGAACCTATCACCTATGAACATGGCAGGGACAAAGATGGCAATCCACTTGTATGGGTAGCTGAGCAAGTAGTGTTTGATTTGGGTAAAGTACTTTCACACAATATAAGAGACAAGTCGAAGAAAGTATAATCAATCAAAATGAAAGATTATGGCAAGAAGAAATGCACAAACACTGAAAGGTCGTATCGCAGGTGCAACAGGTTCTTATCTGGGCAATAGTGGTCGCCATCAGTTGGTCGCTGGTAATAAGTTGGGCAGTCATAAGACTGTATATAGGCAGCTCCGTAAGGGCTTTGGAATGAGCGCAGGATAATGAACAAGTTGCAAGAATCACATAACGTAATATGCAGGGTGGCTGAAAAGCAGTCATCTTGCATTGTTATGTGTTCACTTGGTAAAGATTCGTTAGTTACTTTGGATTTGGCCTATCCACGCTTTGAAAGGGTTGTATGTGTGTTTATGTACTTTGTTAAGGACTTAGATCATATCAACGGCTGGATAAGGTGGGTAAAGAAGAAATATCCAAAGGTCGAGTTTATGGAAGTTCCTCATTGGAATTTAACTTATATTCTTCGTGGCGGTCTGTATTGCGTGCCTAACCCGAAAGTAAAGCTGATGAAACTCGCTGACGTGATTAAGGCGGTGAGGTTAAAGACAGGTATTTACTATACGTTCTTAGGAATGAAGAAAGCGGACGGAATGAACAGAAACCTTATGCTCAAAGGCTATGAATCCAACGGGTATGAGAATAACGGATTGGTTTATCCGCTCGCATCGTGGACACAGAAAGACGTTAAAGCCTATATGCGTATGAAGCATTTGCCGCAACCAGTTCTGTACGGCAACAAGGCGAGCAATGGAATTGGCTTTAACATAGACTGCTTTACATGGTTGCAGAAACACTCTCCGCAGGACTTGAAGAAGATATATGCAGTGTTTCCAATGAGCGAGAGAATTTTATTTGAAGAAAATTATAAACAGGATAACAAGTAATAATTATGGCAAGAAAAAAACACCTCAACAGATAGAGAGGCAAGTAAGTAGACTTTATTCATTGAGTGGTAGTAATTATAACCGGGCAATGTCGTCTGGTAAAGGGTTTGAATTCGCGCAGGGTCGCTCTCGAAAAAACTCTTCTTTAATCAGAAGGGCAGCTGAAAGCGTTAGGAATAAGAACGGATATTCTTCCACGGGAAAAAGAACAAGAAACCTTGATAATATTTATCAAAAGAAATCAGGTGGTATGTTCTCAATCCAAGGTAACAAAATCGTTTCTTATAGAGGCAAGAAAGCAAACGTTACCAAAGGCGCTGTAGCAGGATAACAAGTAAAAGAGAAAAGTCAGATGGATAACAAATACTTCACATCAGAGAGCGTGGAACTCCTACGCTCTCAAATTAAACTTCACGAGCAGAACCCTCGTACTATTCCTGAAGAGAACCGCAAGGCTCTCAAACGTGGTATAAAGAAGTTTGGCATGGTCGGAGGTATCGTGGTGAACAAGCGGACAGGATATACTCTTGTAAGTGGACATCAACGCCTTTCGGTCATGGACGAACTCCAAAAGTACAACCCCGATACAAAGGATAATGACTACCCTATCCGAGTGGACTTGATAGAAGTTGAGGAGAAAGAAGAGAAAGAGCTGCTTATCTTACTCAACAACCCATCAGCGCAAGGAGAGTGGGATTACGACACACTCCGTGAGCTTATCCCCGATATTGACTACAAGGATGCAGGACTGACCGAGCAAGACCTCGATATTATTGGTGTTGATTTCCACTTCCAGACAGAAGAAGAAAACACCATCGCTGATGAACTCGACACACTCATGGAACCCGTCAGAGAAGAAAGACAGGCAGAAGTAGCACAAAAGCAAGCAGAAATAGCGGAGAAAGTTGCTCATATGAAGCAAGTAAAAGAAGAAGTGAAACAAGCCGCTACAAAGGCAGCCGCAAACATGGACGCTTATCTTATGCTATCATTCGATAATTGGGAGGCAAAGGCGGAATTTTGTGAGAAGTTCGGCTTTAACCCCGATGAGAAGTTCCTCAAAGGTGAAGTATTTTCAGAAAAGATAGAAACACTTTTAACTGAATAATGGGTGAAGGGATATTGATATATGGTTTAAATGGTAGCAAGCGGAGATACACAAGAGACCTACAAGGATTTGCAGACAAAGTCCTCGCAAGTGGACAAGCAAGGAAATCCGTGTATGTCTTCGGTAGGACAAACAAAGCATATCTAAGGGACTTGTCTCAGAAAGGTATCGCAGTGAAGTCTGACCTTGCTGCCATTACTGACAAAACCATATTGAAATATCGTAATCACCCAAAGAAACAGAAAGGGGCAACGGTTAACATACATAGATTTAGAATGGTTGAATCAGCGGTAAAGAAACCGAGAAATGTCTATATAGACAGAAACAGAAACCGCCTAATCTATGTATCAAGCGTGAAATATTCTAAAGGCAAAGTATTGAAAGTTGTAATAGAACCTAATCAGAAGATAGGTAAACGATATTACAATCAAGTCGTTTCTATTGGAGTAGTAGATAAAAACAAAATGAACGCACCACAATATACAAAAATAAAATAGGGGCAATTAAGCCCCTAAGTAGATTGGCGAAGGAGTTGAACCTTGCAATATGCAGCCTTTCGGGTGCTTCGCTACCGATGCGACCATCAATCTATTTGCAAATGTAAAGAGAATATTCGATAAAAGCAAATTATAATCGTTAAAAGATATGGCAAAACCAAAACACGACTACAATAGTGAAGATTTCTACAAGCGCATAGAAGCCCTTGCAATGAATGGATACACGGACGAGGAGATAGCAAATGAGCTTAATCTATGCAGAGAGGTGTTTACTTGCATGAAAAACGGCAACTATGAGAATTGGACGGATGAAGAAAACAAAAGGCGTGGAGATCGTATAACTAACGTCTTAGCACATGGACGGACAAAGATAGTAGCTTTGCTTCGTGGTACATACATCAAGGGTGCGATCGGTGGAAAGAAGACAAAATCGAGGATAGTCAAATTCGTACAAGATAAGTGCGAGTGTATGGGGGCAGATAAGAAATGCCCCTATTGTGGTGGTACTGGATGGGTCACGTTGACGGATAAGGCAGTGGTGCAAGAGTCCGAAATGGAGTTACCTCCTAATATGCAGGCTATTGCTACCCTACTCTATCACCACGACCCGACATGGCGCAAGATGGAGAAAAAACAAGACGATGAAGATGCTTTGTACTCCGAGAATGGTATCGACATTGACAAGTGGATGACCGATAACACAAATGAATAGAATAAATCCTCAGCAGATATATGCTCCGTTGTACCATAACAAGGATAAGTTCATCATTCTTGTTACTGGTGGTAGAGGAAGTGGAAAGAGTTTCAATGTTTCCACTTTCATTGAGCGTCTGTTGTTTGAGGTAAAACATCCTACTCCTGCAAAGCGAATAGTTCATCAGATACTCTATACTCGTTATACTATGGTATCGGCAGGGATGTCTGTTATCCCCGAGTTCATGGAGAAGGTGGATCTTGATGGAAACTCGAAATGGTACACACACACTAAAACAGATGTAAAGAACCTCCGCAGCGGTGGTACAGTGATGTTTAGAGGTATCAAGACAAGTTCGGGAAACCAAACGGCAAAGTTGAAATCTATTCACGGCGTTACAACCTTTGTAGTAGACGAGGCGGAGGAGTGGGTATCGGAGAAAGAGTTTGAAACAATTATGCTCTCTATTCGTCAGAAGGGAATACAGAACAGAATTATCATCATTATGAACCCTACGGACAATAACCATTGGGTTTATAAGCGGTTTATAGAGAATACCCATAAGGAGGTGATGTATGATGGTGTGCCTGTTCAGATAAGCACCCACCCGAACGTGTTGCATATCCATACGACATATTTGGATAATCTTCCAAATCTTTCTCCCGAGTTCTTGAGAGAGATGGAGGAGTTAAAGAAGAACGACCCTGAGAAGTACGCCCATATCGCTATGGGAAGATGGGCAGACGTTGCAGAAGGTGCGGTATTTAAGCATATCGGCATCGTTAAGGAGTTTCCTAAATGGTGCAAGAAGGTTGCCATCGGTGATGACTTTGGCTTTACCCACGACCCGAGCGCAGGAATACTATGTGGTATCATTGATAATGACTTGTATCTTGATGAAATCTTCTACCGCACGGGTATGTTATCATCTGATATTGCAAAAGAACTCAAACGCTTTGGCGGATTAAAGGTGTTCTCCGAGAGTGCAGACCCCCGACTGATACAAGAGATACATAACGCAGGTATAAAGATTTACCCCGTAGATAAGAGTGGCAACTCTATCATAGCAGGAATAGACAAGATGCTATCCTTTGACCATATCTTTGTTACAGAGCGGTCATATAACCTCCGCACAGAGTTCAGAAAGTATGTGTGGGACACAGATAAGGACGGCAATTATATCAACCAACCAATAGACAAGTATAACCACGGCATAGATGCGGTTCGCTATTATGTCCTTGGGCAATTGTTAGGAAAGATTTTGAAACCAAAAGGCGATATGGCAGCAGCTTTCGCCCGATAAACAGGATAACAATATGATAAAGACATTAGACGACATCCTCGCACTTGAGGACATTGATAAGAAGATTAGCTATCTCAAGAAAGGCAGGCGCAATCCTCTCCCCGACACATTAACAAATCTTGCTGATTGGGACATGATGAAACATGACATCATGAACCCCGAACTTTACAAGAAGATTAAAGTCCTTGTAAAGATGGCAGAGGATAAGTTTGACCCCGAAAGTGGAAAGACTATACATACGCCTGCACAATATGAGATGAAAGAGCCTAACCGCATCGCACTCCCTATTGAACAGGATATTGTAAACATTCATACCGCTTTTTGCGTAGGCACAGAACCTACGCTTGACTGCAACCCCGAAGATGACGGAGAAAAGAATGTGTTTGAAACCATCAAACAGGTATTTAAGAAGAATAAGCTGAAGTTCCAAAACCGTAAGTTAGTCCGTTCGTGGCTATCAGAGCAGGAAGTAGCGGAATATTGGTATGTTGTCAAAGATGATGGTTTTTGGGCGCAGCTAAAGCGCAGAATTGCGTCCCTATTTGGGAATAAAGTACCCGAGTATCAGTTAAGGTCACAAATATGGTCACCCTTCCGTGGTGATACATTATATCCTTTCTTTGACGATAACGGCAACATGATAGCTTTCTCTCGTGAGTATAAGAAGAAAGACTTAGACGGCAACGAACACACCGTATTCATGACTATTACCGCAGATAAGGTATATCAGTGGGAACTTGATAAAACATGGTCAGAGAATGTAGAGCGTACGTTTGCACATCAGCTTCAGAAACTCCCTGTTATGTACGCTTTTCGTCCAGAGCCATTATGCGCTAAGGTTAAGCAGCTACGTATCCGATTGGAAAAATGTCTAAGTGGCTATGCTGATTGTATAGATAATCATTTCTTCCCACTCCTTATGCTCTTTGGTGAGTTACAACCCGACAATTTGAGCGGTGATGCACGTAACAGAATGATGCAGCTAACGGGGGATGGTGCAAATGCGCAATATCTCACATGGAATCAATCATCCGACCCTATCAAGGTGGAGATTGAAACATACTTTAATCAGATATACGGACTGACAAACACGCCTCGTATATCATTCGACCAACTCAAAGGCACGGGCAACGCTCTTAGTGGCACGGCTTTTCGATATGTCTTTATGGCTGCTCATATGGCAGTACAGAACCACGCAGAGGAATTGGGAGAGTTTTTCCAACGAAGAGTTAATTTCCTCACATCTGCTATTGGTACACTGAACACATCACTCGAAGCCGCAAGTAAAACGGTAAGCATCGAAACAGAGATTGTTCCTTTCATGATTGATAGCGAAAGAGATAAGGTTGACACGGCAGCAGCTGCCGTCAGTGGTGGCGTGTGGTCAACAGAACATGGCGTTGCCTATTGTTCCAACTATGGCGAGTTACAAGACGAATTGCAACAAATCAAAGAAGATAAAAAGGAAGATCAACCAACAACACAAACAAAAGAATAGCTTCATTATATAACTGTTTATGCATTATTTCAGCCGTCTGTACGTGAGTATAGGCGGCTTTTTATTACAACCGTCTTATTGTCATTTCTGAACCACTGAAAAACGCAAATCCCCCTTTTATAATGTGTAAATTTGAAAAGATTTATTCAAGTTAACACTTTATAAAGTATGAACATTTACGAACAAATTTTGGCAGGACTTAAAACCAAATTTCAAGGGGTTGAGGATGCCACACTTCAGCGCATTGCAAGCAAGAAAGCTGAAGGAGTAACGGACGAGAGCAAGGTAAACTCTATCGTTGAGGGTATCTCCTTTCAAGACGTTCTAACAAGCTATGGCGACTATCGGGCTGATGGTGCGCAGAAAACCGCAGTTTCAAACTACGAGAAGAAGCACAACATCAAGGACGGAAAGCCAATCGAGGAACCAAAGCCACAAGACCCACTACCAACACCGACTCCACAGACAACGGAACAAGTGCCAGCATGGGCGCAAAGTCTTATTGATTCTAATAAGACATTGAGCGAGAAGTTAGCTGCAATGGACGCAAAGACAAAGGCGGACGAACGCAACCAACAGATTGCAGCAGTGGCAAAATCATTCGGTATCCCTGAATATGTCTATAAAGGAAAGCAAATCGCTGATGATGTAGACCTTAATCAGTACTTCACGGACGTGAAGCAGGAGATGCAGAATGGTGGATTCCAGTTCGCAAAGTCTCCCGAAGAGGGAAACAACGAACACAAAAGCGAGATTAGTTCCATTGCTGAACAAATCAACAAGGGAACACAAGAGATTGTAGAACAAAACAAAAAGTAATTTATGGCAGGATTTAAGTACAATTTGCCACCAAAGGAGGAGCAGGAAGAGCGTTACGATGTCTCTACTGGTCTTCGTCGCCGTGGCAATTACGTTCTTGATGTCGCAGGATTGACGGTAGGTAGCTATGTTCCTTCATTCACTCCTATTGCAGCCGACCTCAAGGCAAAGACCGCAAAGATTGTGGTTAATGTTCTCGTAAAGGAGAATGTTGGTGCAACTGACACCAAGGTGAAGATCGCTAAGGGTTCATACGTGGTTATGGGAACTATCCTCGGCAACGGCACTAAGGGCGCAACAGTTAACGCCATTGACAAGTCAAAGGCAGAGTATGACGAGGTCACTCTCTCTGCTGCTATCGGTGCATTGAAGTCTGGTGATGTGTTGTTTGAGGCTAAGGCAGCAGACGGCACAACCCCTAAGAATGTCGCTAACTCTGCACTTTATGAAAATCATAAGGTTGCAGACGGCATTAACGGTGTCGCACTCTTACAGAGAGCATTTGAGATTGAACCAGAGAAGTTGGTAACTCCTTTCTCACAGAAGGATAAGGCTAACCTTCCTCACTTCCAGTTTAACGAGTAAAAGAAAGGGCATATTATGACATTGACTATTCAATCATTATTTAACGAGCCTGCTATCGTAGGTGCAGTTATTAATCGTGTCCTTCAAACAAGAACGGACGCTATTTATTGGCAGGAGTTCCTCGATTGGCGTAAGACCACTACACGAGTATTCAAGGACTATATCGGTTCTGTTCGTGGCGTGATGGCAGGTTCTATCAACTCTCAATTTGGTGAGAAGCCAATCCGTGAGCGTAGGAACATGGGCGAGGGTTACGGCGAGATCGCTTATCTTGGCGACCGCTATCAGATGGACGTAAACCGCCTATCAGAGTTGCAGGATTTGCTCGATAAGTACAACGAGGCGAACTCTACAGGGCAAGTATCAGCACTCAACGACATCATCGCATTTATTTACGATGACTATCGTCAGGTAATGCTTGCTGCTCATAAGCGTATGGATTTGGTTGTTGGAGACCTCCTTATGACTGGTAAGGCTTCTGTCCGTAACAAGGACAAGGCAGTATCAGAACAGAACGCTACAGAGTTCCTCAACATCGAGCTTCCTATGAACGCTATCGAGTTGCAGGATAGTGACGTTATCGACGGCACAAAGAAGAAGATGGTTACTTACCTCATGAACAAACTCAACGAGCTTGCTCCTGACTTCGGTAAGTACTCAAAGATGATTATGAGCCGTGGCACATTCATGAAGCACATCATCGGCTCTTCTGAGTTCGGTGACATGTTCAAGATGCAGCTTGGTTCTAATCAAATGTATCTCTCTACGGGTCTTGTAACATCCGACCTTGCTTCTGACCTCTTCACGGGTATTGGTCTCCCTGCTATCGAAATCAAGGATGACTACGTGAAAGAACAGAACGGCAAGAATGTGCAGGTTTATGCAGATGGTCATATCACACTCCTTCCGCAGGATAAGGTTGGCTATATGCGTTACCACACTCCGTATGAGCAGACCGACCCAGTACCAGGTATGACCTACACTCCAACGGGTGATGGTGATATGCTTGTGGCTGCTAATCGTGACCACAACGGACGTTACTTAGAGTACACCGCAGAGTGGATTCCGCAGATTGCAGACCCAACACTCATTACCACACTTGACCTTACCAAGTTGACAAAATGAACGTAAGGGAATACATATCAAGCAAGTTTCAGTCCTTCGGCATACAAGTGTCGGAGGCTGACTTGTTGGATATGTCTCTCAATGCGAAAGTAGCAATAGATGATGATGTGATGAGTGATAACGTAGATTCTATATCTGTTGCTATTGCCCGATTTATTCCATCCCTTTTACTTCGTCCTACTTCTATCAATGAGAGCGGTTTCTCTATGTCGTGGAACACTCAAGGCGTAAAGGACTATTACTCTCTCCTTTGTAAGAAGTATGGATTGAAAGACGAACTCAACGACAATAAACCGAAGATACGCATCTTATGATATTTGCACCCCACATATTGCAGGTTAAAAGGTTTACACCACTCCAAGAGGACGAATACGGACACTCAATCCCTAACACGGGAGGTGAAGAGTGGGTAACACTCTGTAAGTGCCGTTGCGATGACAACACCACAAAGGAGTTTAACTCTCCTAATGGTGAGGTATACAGACCTAATTATCACGTAGTATGTGAGATGAATGTCGATATTAAAGCAGGTACAGAGGTAAGATGTCTTGAGGGGGAAAGCGTACGAGGAGAAGGTAAGGTTTACATTGTAAAGAACGCTAACTATTTCAATAACTCTGAATTATGGTTATAGATAGTGATTTCTCCGATGTAGACCAATTCTTTGATGATATCGAAAGAGAAGTGCAAGACGGTATGACAGAAGTTGGCGAATCCGCTATTCAGGATGCGAAAGAAAACCACACATATCAGAACCGCACGAGGAATTTGGAAAATTCCAACATGTACGAAGTCGATAAAGACGGGTTGACATTAGATAACACCGCTGATTACGCTTCCTATGTCGAGGCAAAGGGATTTGTAGTACTGAGTGACCCTGCATTGAGAGCAGAGAAGAAACTAAAAGAAATGTTTGAGTGATATGAATTTCGGAGAAGTTATTACAGCCCTGCAAAGTGGGAAAGCCGTAAGACGCAACATTTGGAGTGATGGTATTTGTGTTGTCAAGCAGATAGATTCTGACATCAAATCTGACATTGTACCGAAGATGCAAAGTCTTCCAAATGACGCAAAGAATTTTGTATTGGCAAGCGATACAAAAACCATTCATTACCGCAGTCAGTGTTTGAAACTGAAAAGGTATGCTGATGGCGGTGTTGTCGCTACGAATTACGTTCCCGATTGGATTGACATCTTCGCAAATGATTGGGAGATTGTAACTGAATAGAACTTATGATAGTAACTACCGACATAGCAGATATTCTCTACCGAGATTGCAAGGCGTTTGGGATAGATATAGTTCCTTTCGGCAAAACCATTAATGGGGAGTTGAAAGATGAACGTATCATTATCCACGTGAAAGGACAGACCCCGAGCAAGTATTGGGAGAAGTGCTTTTGTGACGTTAATCTATGTGTGCCCGATTTGGGGTTGGGTATTGCCAATACACTCCGATTAAAGGAATTGGAGCGAAAGGCAAAAGAACTCTTCAAAAGCGTAACGGGTGAGTTTGACGGGACAAGGTATAACTATGAGATAGACACTATCCACATTGAAGCGGACACTGCTTTAAAGTGCCATTTTATTAATTGTAGAATATTGTTTAACGCATTAAACGTAAAGTAAATATGGGAAAAATTTCAGCCGTTGGCATTAAGAAGATTTTTTATGCTGACATTTCCGTAATCAATAATGACCTCACCGCAGCAACTGCAAGTACAATCATCAAGGCTGCTAAGACTGCTAAGAATGAGGTAATGAACGTGCATGGTGAAACATGGAACATTGAAGAGAGCGAGGCTTCTGTTACTCCATACAAGAACCAACTCACGGGTCAAGCATACCGCTATGACACCACTCAAGGAGAGATTACCCCTCAGTTCTCAATCGGTCAGTATGACTATGCCGCCAAAGCTGCTCTTATGGGTGGCGAAGTCGTCAAGAAGGGCGGTGCAGGCGCTGATAAAGATAACATCGTTGGTTGGAAGCGATCTACTAACAAGGTTGTCATCAAGAAGGCTCTGTTCTGTCTGACTGAAGACGATGTATGGTTCATCTTCCCTAACTGTCAGATTGTAGCACGTGAGGCAAATACCGACAAGGCTATCGCTATTGCAGTTAAGGGTCTTGTTCAGACTCCTATTGTTGATGGTGTGTCACCAGAGTATAACTTTGACGAGTCAGAGGTAAAGGCTTTGGCATAAGGTAAGGTTTCAGGATAATATCGGGGTGGAGCGTGGCTTAAAGACCACCTTCACCCTTTTTATTTTATAAATATGAGTAAAGCAAGTAAATTAGTTTCAGACGCAATTATAGATGCTGACTACATCATCGTGTATGTTAATAACAAGGCATATCCCGTGCAGCCTCCAACGATTAAAAGGCTCGCAGGCGCTGTATCGTGTATCAGTGAGTTAGAGTTTTCCGAAGACGGGACAATAAAAGATATGCTTCTTTCTGCAAAAGATTGTACACAGTATGCTAAGGCGTTATCATGGTTCATCAAGGGAGACTCTTCACTTACTGAAACATTAAGCGATGGCACATTTGAGGAAGTAGTTGATGCGCTTACATCCGTATTAGATTTAGTAGGGATAAACCCTTTCTTGAAAGCTGCCAGTTTGACGAGGAACGCAAGCCTGCTGGCAGCAAGTCCGAAGTAGTCGGGAATAAAACCCTTTTAGGGCAAATAGCGTCATTTATGGATAGCTTGCATCTGACATATGACGAAGTGTTAAATCAAATTCCTTATCGCAATCTTATGGTAATGTTACGGGACAAGCAACATGAAGTATATGGCGATGTAGTGAAGAAGATTAGCGGTAAAGAATTGGCACAAAGAAGAAAAAGACAATAAATATGGCAAAATTATCATTCCGAGTAGAAGCGGACTATGAGAAAGTCCAGCGGTTACGAAATGAGATAACAAAGTTAAAGCAGGAGATTAAAGGTGTAGATGCTATTCAAGACCCAACATCCTTTAATAAGCTGAATAGTAAATTACAACAGACATCTAAGGACTTAGGGGCTGTCACTGGTAAGATTGCCGAAGCATCTGCTGCAATGGAAACAGACTTCAAGCAGAAGATATTTGCAGCTTCGCAGGGTGTCAATGACTTCACAGAGAAGATTATTGCACAGAAGGGAGTAGTTAGGGACGTTGCCGCTGATGTTAAGCGTTTGAGTGAGGCTTATCGTGAGTCTGTTAAGTCGTCTCCTTTGACATCTGATAGCAAACTTGCAGAGTGGAAAGCAGCCAAAAATGCTCTTGATGAGGAGAAAGCGGCATTATTTGCTCTCACACAAGAACAGGCAACGGCAAGGCTATCAGTAAAGAAACTCCGTGACGAATACGCATTGTTACGGCAGGAAGGTGGCGGAACAGCAGAAACAATGAGCCTGCTTACTGGTAAACTCAAGCAGATGAGCGGCATGCTTCTTGGCGGCATGGGACTAAAAGAACTTGCAGGCAAGATTGTATCCGTCAGAGCAGAGTTCGAGAGCATGGAAACGTCCCTTAAAGTCCTATTAGGTGGCAACGAGGAACGGCTAAACAATATCATGGGGCAAATTAAAGAATATGCCCTTGCATCGCCTCTGAATACGAAGGATATGGTCGGTGCGGTACAGATGATGACATCCTTTGGTATCGAGGCTGAGAAGTCTATCGACTACCTAAAGGCTATCGGTGACATCTCAATGGGTGATACGGGTAAATTCAACTCCCTTGCACTTGCTTTCTCACAGATGAGTAGTGCAGGGAAATTGATGGGACAGGACCTCCTGCAAATGGTCAATCAAGGATTTAACCCACTCGAGGAGATCTCACGCAAGACTGGCAAGTCTATTGGTGAACTCAAAAACGAGATGTCAAAGGGTGCTATCTCTTCAAAGATGGTGCAGGATGCGTTCATCTCTGCCACAAGTGCAGGTGGTAAGTTTTATGGTATGGCGTCAGAGGGAGCAAAGACGCTCAATGGACAGATTTCCATGCTTCAAGAGTCCTTTGATAATATGTTCAATGAGATAGGCTCTAAGGGTGAGGGAGTCATCATGAGTGCCGTAAAGGCTGGTACATCCCTTGTCGAGAACTATGAAACAATAGGAAAGGTTTTAGAGGAAATCGTTATTGTTTATGGCTCGTATCGTGCTGCGCTTGTACTCAATATGGCGTTAGAGAAAGCGCAGGCATTTCAGCGATTGGCGGCTATGCAAGGAACAACTGTATTAAGTCTTGCCGTTGATGCGCTTAAAGCTAAAACAGCCGCATTAAACGCAACGATGCTCGCTAATCCTTATGTCGCAGTTTTAACAGCTATCATGGCATTAGTTGGTGTTATGTGGACAATGCGAGATACTTCAAGCGCAGTTGCAGACGTACAAAGCAAGCTAAATGATGCTAATAATGAGGTTCAGAAATCAACATCTGAAGAAACTCGCAAACTTGATAAACTCTGTGAAATTCTTGAAACGACAAAGAAGGGTTCTAATAGATGGAAAGCAGCTAAGGACGCTATTATCTCTCAGTATGGGCAGTATGATAGCAGACTGAGAGCGGAGATTGAACGCACTGGAACGCTTACATCAAGTTATAGTCGTTTAACTGAGGCTATTCGCAAAAGTGTAGCAGCACGCCAATTAAAGCAATTTTATGATAATAGTTCGAAGGTAGTAGAGGAAAAGAATCAAGGGATAAGACATGAAATCTACGAACAGTTAAGACAGAAATACGGAGCGCAAACGACTCGCTTCTTAATGCAGAAAGTAAATGAAGCTGCTGATGGAAACGATAAGGTTCTTAAAGAAACAATATACTATTTCAAAAACGGCAAGCGTATAGCAACGACAGCTGAGAAAATGTTACGGGGTTCTGGGTATAGTGATAGTACTCCAAAGGGGCTTCGAGGATTTGCAGAATCTTCTATAAGTGCGAGAGGTGCAGAAAGCTTAGAACAAGCCAATAATATGCTTATAAAGGTAAGACAACTCCATCGCAACAATAAAGGGTTCAACGATCGTGTGCAGCAGTTTGCCGATGAGAATGGATTGTCAAAAGAGATTGTCAATGAAACGTTGTACGGAATAAAACCTACATCGAATAACACCAGCAATACCAGCGGCAACTACAATAAAGCCGTAAGTACTGCAAAATCATCCGTCATATCTGCAAGAAAAAAACTCGCAAGGTTGAAAAAAAGCAGCAAATCTACCATTGCACAAGTAGAAGAAGCGCAAAAGGAACTTGATACAGCAAACGAAAGCTACAAGAAACTCTCTGGCAGCTCATTGGAAAGCGAGGAGAAAGCATCTGCAAAGGCAGCTAAGAGTGCCGAAAGTGCCGCAGAGAAAGCAAAGAAAGCACGTGAAATAGCAGCAAAAGCCGCAGAGAAAGCAAAGAAAGCACGTGAAATAGCAGCAAAAAATCATCAAAAATCTTTAAATGATTTGGATAGCAAGAAAATTACCAAATCACAAGCACTGGTCGAACTCGAGAACCAAGTAGAGCAGACGCGCATTGATGCTCTCCAAAAGGGTAGCGAGAAAACTATTGCCGCTATGAAACTTGCCCATAAAAAAGAATTAGAACAGATAGATAAGCAAAAGCAAGAGTATCTGAAGAAGAAGCAAGATGAGGCAGAGGCGGAGTTCAAGGCTAATCCAAATAACAAGGATAAAACGTTCAATCGCTCCACTGTTACGCTATCTGCGTCAGAAAACGCCAAGTTTGACGAGATGCTGGCTAACATCAAGATCAAGCACGCAAACGAGAATAAGGAACTGGAGGTACAACGACTGCAAGCACTCTACGATTATCTGAAAGAGTATGGAACCGTGCAGCAACAGATGTACGCCATAGCTAAGGAATATGACGAGAAAATAGCAAAGGAAAAGGACGAAAATCGCAGGAAAATACTCGAAAAGGAAAAAGCAAGTGCGCTTGCGAAATCGAACACGGGAAACATTGCGCTTGATATAGACTGGGGAGCAACGTTCGGTGGTATCGGTGGTGTGTTAAAAGACATCGCTAAAGACACACTGAAAGAGGTTGAGCAATACATGCGTACGGCAGAATTCAAGGCGCTCTCTCCGTCTGATAAGAAAGCTTACATCGACTTACAAGAAAAGTTACGCAAGGAAGGTGTCGGTGAAGCCACGTCTCCATTTAAATTCTCTCAATGGGCGGAAATAGAAAAACAAACAAAAGCCTATCAAGACAGCGTACGTAATTTGCAAGAGAAGACGAAAGCGCATACTAAGGCTATTGAGGATTTGGAGAAAGCCGAAAAGTTACTCACGAATGCGACTACTGACTCATCGAGGAAGATAGCGCAGGCTGCAGTTGATGCTGCAAGAGTGAAAGTTGACACCACGGCTAACGACTTGAATAACGCAAAAGAAGACAAAAATAACAAACAGGGCAACCTGACTAATAGCACAAATAAGGCTATTCAAGGTCTTAATAACTTTAGTTCTGCCTTACAGCAGATGTCTAACGGTACACTGAAAGGCTTTGCTGATGGAATTGCAAACCTAATCAGTTCTATTGCTGGGAAAGGTGGTGTTGGTGGATTAATTGGGACTATTGGCGGAAAAGCAGGCGGATTGATTGGGGCTATCTTGCAAATCATAGACGCTCTCGGCGACGATCCTGCTGGCTTCATCAAAGGTATATTAGACAAGGTTGCAAAAGTAGTAGAAACTGTTTTGCAACAAATACCTCGCATTGTGCTGGACGTTATTAAAGGCGTCGGGAATATAATTGGCGGCATCATTAGCGGTATAAGCAGTTGGTTTGCTGGTGGAGGAAACGAAAAAGAGATGGAGAAAGAAATCTCTAAGCTCACAAAAGCAAACGAGAAACTTGCGCAGACAATAGAAGATTTGTCTAAGAACATCGGCAAGAAAGATAATACAAATAAGCAGTCGATAGAGTCATATAAAAAAGCAAAAGCCGCAGAAGATGAATGGGAGGCGAACCAGCGCAGGGCGATAGACGCGAGAGCAAGTGAGTGGACAAACAAAGGGTACGGCTTTCTGGGAATTGGCGGGAAAGGCTCATTCAATGCGCATTCTAAAAGTAGAGACTGGTGGGGTTGGAATGAGTTTAATAAGCGTCTTTCAGAATTAGGCTCAAAAGCAAAAGTTTTTAGTTCTACAGATATGTGGAAACTTTCTCCAAATGAGATGAAGACGTTGCAAGAAACTGCTGATACGGCGTGGCGCGAGTTCTTTGATAACGGAGGACATAAATCTCCTGAAGACCTTGTTAAGGAATATATAGAGCGTTCTGGAAAAAAAGAAGAACTTGTATCTGCGCTTAACGAGAAACTCACAGGGCAATCTTGGGACGGATTTATGGACTCTTATAAGTCTGTATTGAAAAATCTTGAAAGTACAACGGAGGATTTTGCTAACAACATTAACGAACTGATAAGCAATGCGTTGTTAGAAAGTTTTTCCAACGAGGAGTTAAAGCCGAAAATCAAAGAGCTATATGAATATATTGCTAAGGCTGCCGAAGATGGTCTCGACGATAGCGAAATCGCATACATAAGGAATAGAAATGATGAAATCGCTGCACTGGGATTGAAGAAGAGGAATGAACTTGAACAGGCCGGACTAATCAAAAAGAAAGACTCTGAACAGAATGCGTCAGCCAACGGTGTATCTTCTATCACCTTTGAGCAGGCAAGTAATATCATTGCGCTTACCACGGCAGGGAATATATCACGTGACCAAATAAAGGATATGATTTCCACCAAAATAAGCACTATTGATATAACCGTTCGAGGTATGCAATCTCTTATGGGAGAGCAACGAAATATAGCGGATGAAATCAGAACACACCAAGTTAACTCTTACATTGAGTTGCAGGGCATCCACGATGACACATCCGCAATGAACAAAACACTGAAAATGTTAAGTAGTGATGTTTCAGACATCAAGAAGAATATTAAAGACATGTAATTATGGCAGATTTACTAATAAACGGCAAAAACGCACTTACCGAGTGGGGCGTTCGTATGGGAGATAATTTCCTGGACACTATCAATAATTATTATCCTCTCAAAGAGTATATAACAAATAATGACAGATTAAAAGATGGCGTGCAGTATGCTAATGTCATACCGAAGGTAAATGAAAGGAACTTAACGCTTACTTTCACTATGGAAGGTGCAAGCGCATCCGACTTCACGGCAAAGAACAAAGCATTTGTCAATGAAATGAGAAAGGGAGATGTATCTATACAAGTCCCAGATGATAGCCCCGATGTGTATCATCTTAAGTACACGGGTAAGAGCTGCACCTTTGCAAGGAATACGGAACGTACCTTTGCTAAGATAGGACTTGCATTCATAGAGCCAAACCCCACCAATAGGACATAAAAAGAGGGTAGCTTAACGGCTACCCTAACGCTTCTAATTCTTCATGCAAGGAACCGTAAAATCCATTCCTGAAGCTCTACCATATAGAGGTATAAGAAAGCGTACACTTCCTTTTTCTTCTTTAATGTAAGAAACAATTTTCTTTACCTTTTTTGAAGAGAATTGGTTTTCCATCATTGTTGGTTCACTTTCGTTTACATGGCCATCGATTTCTATTTTTTCTATGAAAGTTCCGTTATTATCATAAAAGCCAACGGTAAATGGGACGATATGAGTATTTCCAATATAGTCGAAAATATAGCCATGCGATATTAATCTGAATTTTTTATCCCTATGTGACCAAATAATAAATTCATTTCCTGCTTTATCTGAAAACGAATAGCTATCATAAGATTCTTTCTTAGTCATAGGGTCTGCGTCGTGGTGCACTATCTCCCAGTCTTGTGGATAAGCAGCATTAAAATAAAATGCGACTAAAATAAATAAAATAATCTTTTTCATTTTATCATAGTTTTTAGTTATACTTCGACAAAAGTATATAATATTCCCTAAATGTGCAAACTATTCTTTATTTTCTTTAATTTCCTGCACTATTTTTTCAAGTTCAGACAGACTATTTGCGTGATATGTTTTAATCCCAGATTTTATGAATGCAACAAAGTCTCCACTCCCTGCGACTTCCTCGGGTGAGACGAACAACTGCCACATTGGGACATCAAGCATACAAGCAATTTCTTCTGCTTTTTCGACAAGTAGCTTTCCAGCCACTTGGCGACTCAATGCCTGACGGCTAACATCCATCTTGTCGGCAAGTTCTTGAAGGGTCATACCCTTTTCTTTTAGTATTTCCTTTATTCTCATGTTGCAAAGATAGCTATTATATATATAATGTAAATAATACTATTTACTAAATAATGTTAACAACAATAATTTTATTGGCATTTTACTTGTATATGTAAATAGTATTATTTACTTTTGCATTGTGATTAAGAAACAAACATCAAACTATTAAACATAAAGATTATGAGTACTACATTAAAGAATGAGTTAAGCGAGTTAATGAAGAAGAGTTGGCAGTTGGTTAAGACATACGGCATCAGTCTATCAGAAGCAATGAAGAAAGTATGGACGCTCTTCAAGTTACGCAAGGCAATGAAGAAAGGTGTAGTTAAGTTCTACTTTGAGAAACTTTCAGGCGAGATTAGATGTGCTTGGGGTACGCTTAGAGAAGACTTGATACCTGCTACATCGGGCGACAATCGCAAGAAGAATGATAGCGTACAAGTATACTATGACCAAGAAAAAGTTGCTTTTCGCTGCTTTAAGATAGTAAACCTTATCAGAATAGCATAATATAAAAGGTATGAAGACATTAACGCTTATCATTAAGCAGTGTTTCTTTGACGAAATCATCAAAGGCACGAAAAAGCAAGAGTTTAGAGAAGTGAAGCCAATATAAGGTAATTTAGATTTTATCTTCGATAATATACCAATAAGCCACAATGTTTTAGTTGTGGCTTTTCTATTGCCCCCTACTCTACCATTTTATTATATGCTCGCTAACTTTGTACGTATGGTAATATACGACATCAACGGCAATAAGATAATAGATGCAACGCTTACAAGTGGTGCAGAGCATGAAGAAGAGTTAGGTAAATCTAACTTAGTACGTCTGTCATGGCAAAGCGAGTTAAAGGTTACTTTGCCTGCTGGTGCGTATATCATACCTTTTGATGATGGGTTAAAATATAGGTTGCTCAATGCCTACACCCCGAATGAAGATAACACGGCTTTCAAATATGCCCCTGAATTTAACCACCCGTTAATGTGGCTTTCACGTGTGCCGTTTCTTTACGATACTACAGATGCGGATAAGAACCCTATCAAGCAACAAGAATGGTCGTTTGAAGGGTTAACAACAAATGCACTTGAGTACGCCTGCAAGGCTATTAATGAAGCGTTAGGGATAACAGAGAAAGCGCAGCAGTTCACTTATACCCTTTGTGGTAATGTAGATGCGTCTGTATCTTTCTCTGTGTCAGCGAATGATATACTTTCTGTATTATCTTCTATTGCTCAGGGATGCAAAAACAACGCTTGCGAGTGGCATTTGTCATGGAAACACAAAGCGTTATACTTCGGTCAGATAAGTATCAACCTCGGTGAAGAAGTTCCGACATTAAAGGCACATGACAACGTGCAGACGCCAAGCATCAGCGGTAATAAAGAGAATTATTACAACTGCTTTTATCCGCAAGGCTCAACAAAGAATATGTCTACAAAGGCACTTGTTGGCAGTGGCAATGTAGCAACCCTCCTAAGGTTAGGACTTGACAAAGAAACCTACCCAGACGGATGTATATATGTAGACACAGAAGGGAACATTACAACAAAGGCAGCGTTTGAAATGTCAAACGCAATCAAGCAGACTCTGGCACTCTCCTTTGACGATGTTTATCCGCATATCGACTTGTATGTTTACAACGTTCGTAAACACGTGCGTTATCTCAAGAACTCTCAGACGAATGCGATAGAACTTGACAGCAGGGGAAACAAAAAGACATATACCATTTGGTATATGCGCCTTGCTTTCCCGTCTACAACACAGATAGCAGGAAAGACCATCGTCAATACGACACATGACAAGGACGATAGCGGGAATATAATCACGCACTATTGGTATGATTACGAGATAGACAAAGCAAAGCAAGTCTTACAAGGATATACGCTAAAGGGTATTTTCAAGGTCAATACCCATGCTTTAAGCAATGAATATGACGTTCTTGTACAAGCTTTGGTAGGTCAGCCTAACGGGCAAGATGGTTTTGAACTCCACTACCACGACAGAAACAATCCCATAGATCCAAAGCCAAACGAGGGCGATAGCGGAATATCTATATTAAAAGGCGATTACGAGATATTAAAGTATCAGAGTGGCGATACCATCATCCCTACTAACGAAAGCGATGGTCTTTATCCACGTGGCAAAGATAAGCCCGACTATACGTGTAACATGGTTGTACTGTTTAACATCGTTATGGGAGAATCTGAAACGAAACTCGCACAAGACGAATTAGCAGCACGCACCATCAAGGAAATAAACAGACGAACACAAGATAACAACAATTATTCTTTTGCTTCCAATGCGGTTGCATTTGCTTCCCATAACCCAAACTTATATCTTGGTCAGAAAGTCACCTTTGATGACGGTTTTGGTTACAAACTGAAGACACGTATCATAAAGTTAGTTACAAAGTTAGATTATCCGATTATTCAGGAGATAACCGTTGGCAATCAAGCCGTCAAGGGTACTATCTCGCAATTAAAAGAGGATGTAAATAATATCCTATCGGGTAATTTCAGCGGTGGCGGTCTGAACTCCACTCAAACAAGCGAATTAGTAAAGAACTATGTTGACCCACGGTTTATAAGAAAAAACATCCCCGACACTGCCCAAGAGGTAATAACATTCCTAAAGGGCATAGGAATCGGTGATGGTGATAAGGGTATTGATGGCAAAGGTAACGCCACGTTATTAAGCGTCATTGCAGATGCACTTAGAAGCGCAGACTTCCACGCAGGGTTATTGGACGGTTCTGGTTTTGGGATATACAAAGACGAATACGGGAAGTCCATAGCAGAGGTTGACAAACTCAATGTAAGGCAGAAAGCAACCTTTTCAGCATTGGAGTATAAACGCCTTGCATTCACAACGGGTGACGTTGGGTTTACATCGGCAAGTGCGCACCTTTACGGAGTTATCCCCCTTGACGATAAGGGAGCACCCATTGTTAATTCAACAACCTACTTCACATCAGCAGGCAGACAGGTGCTTGTTAACAACGCACTTCTATCCTATAGCGTCAATTCAGGTGGCAAGACAGTAAGCGCATACCGTTGTTACTTCCTCGCTGATGATGGAGAGAAGCGTATCAGCAACGGTTGGAGAGTAGGCGACCAAGCCATGTGCAAGACTGCAAACCTCATATCACGCACAACAAGTGGTGCAGCCAACAGATACTATTGGAGGTTAGTGGTCAATAAAGGAACGGAAACGATAAACGGGAAGATGTATCACTTCATAGACCTTTCAAATATCCGTGGCACTGTTAACATTTCAGATGCAGCCCTACAAAGGGGTTATATCTGTGTGGGCTATGATACAAATCCAAACGTGGAGAACGATGTCCCAATGGCAGAAGACGACCTTATACAATTAGGAAGTCAGACCGACACCGACAGACAGAGTGCGTACATTATCTATGTATCAGAGGGCAAGCGTGTTGATTACGCAGGCATTAACGATTACAACCTCACATCACACATTGTAAGTGAGTTTTCCCCTAAGGGTACAACGGTACGTTCAGACAAATTCACTGTAATATCAGGGGCAGGCACGGGAGTAAGCGCACCGATAGTATGTGATAGAGGTCAGTGGGTCAGCGGAATGATAGCAGGTCATTACGATAGATTCTCTTATAACGGGTCATTATGGCTCTGTAATGTTGGCATAGGACAGACCACCAACGAAGCACCATCCGAAACGAGTACAAAGTGGATAAAGCAAGTATCAGAGGGTGAAGCCTATAGCCTTGAAGTGACTATTGAGAGTGGAGCAATATACAATTCACAAGGTAGCGTTGTTCTGTTAGCGACCTACAGGAAGGGGAACGTTGACATTTCAGACACCATACCAAACACCGCATGGTCATGGATACGCACAAGCGGACAGAACACAGATACGGCGTGGAATAACGCACATAAGAAAGTAGGTAGACGGATAACAGTATCAGCGGCGGAGGTGCTTACAACGGCATACTTTGACTGCATAATAGAGGAATAACACATGGGAATAAGAGCAAGAGGAGGCATACCCCTCCACAACGTGAAAAACGGTGCAGACGCAGAATACTATCGTTTGCGGCCACAGAGTGAAAAGGCAGTCGTTGGAGTAGACAACGCACTGTACGTAACCCTTTCGTATATCATTGAACACGTCAAGGGGGCGCAAGTGACAACGGAAGCAGGCAGCGCACAAGGCTACCACGTCACTGCACGCATGAACAACGGTGTAACAATCGCCATGACAAACGGAGCGGTGAACAGTGGCACAGACAAGTTTGCGAACTACTCAAAGGCGCAGAATCGTCCTGACTATGTTATCATAGAACTAAAGGACAAGGCAAACAAGGTCGTTGACACACGCACGGCGCAAATCATCATGGAATCATCTTCCTATGTTGACGTGGTGGGAGACTTGCGTACAACAGTATCGCAGCAAGGAGAGAATATAACCACTATCAAGCAGACCGCTGACAGTATATCCCTTAAGGTAGACGGGATAAAGAACGGTGTAAAGAACCTCCTAAAGGGTGGCAAATATGAAAAGACCTTTTCCTCTTATGGCTTCACAAAGGAAGCAAAGGTTATCAAGCTGAAGCCACAGACGACATACACCCTTACCATGTGCGGACATATCAGTGCGGACGCTATCACGAAGAAGCAGACCTTACAAGGTTATGTAGTGTCAGATGGATGGAAGTTCTCCGCAGGTGGTGCTAACTTAGAGATTAACACCCCCACCGATTCCGTTGTGTCATTCACTTTCACCACCCCCACGGCAGATAAGCTGCCTAATGATGGGTTATGTTTCTTCGATGCATACCCCACACCGAACAAGGAGCCGCAGGCACGCAATGCAGAAGTAACAGTTAATTGGGTGACTGTCACAGAGGGTACGCAGGGTGCAGCGTCATGGATACCCGCAGATGGTGAAACGGGAGAGGACAAGGCAAAAGAGGTTGAGTTACGCCTTGAAAAGGGTGAGTTCAAAGTGAAGTCTGACAAGACAGTTTTTGTTGATAATAGCGGCAAGGAAACAGTACTTATTCAGAAAGGAAAACTGTGGGCAGGGTTAATTGATGCATTAGAGATAGTAACAAAAGGTTTAAAGGCAGGCAATATTGATGCAGGCAACGCCACTATAAGCAACCTACATGTT